TCTCCAGAACAGCAGGTGGAAGAGAACTATAAGTATCTTGCAGACTTTGTTTGGATGGGTAGTATTTACAGAGTACAGTTAGAACAGGCTGACTCAGTAAGACTACCAACTAATCAGGAATTAGCAGAACAACTTCAAGGTGAATATCCTGGAGCAATTGTTCAAAGAGTATATCCAGTAGAACAAAAACCAACAGTGAAATTTGGTGATGTAAGAAGATATCACCCTGGCAAATTACAGTGGGAAAATTATGGCACAGTGGAATAAGAATACACAAGATTATCTAAACCAGGAGAGAACACTTCACGAAGTTTACATGTGTGCCGACAGATACGGCAACATTGGTGATTGTGGAGTAACTACTGGCACAAGTGGTGGATCAGTTGATGCTTTTGGAAGATCAAGAGTATCGATGCCATATACTCTTGCCGACTATACACACATTTATGGTGAAGAAGTAGAACTTCTTACGAAAACTGTTGGTGCTGGTGCTACAACCGAAGTAAATCCAAATACAGCATCTATTGCATTAATTGTTGGAACTGGTGCAACGGATCAGGTTATTCACCAATCTAGAATGTATCACCATTACATGCCAGGTAAGTCTCAATCTATAATGGCAAGTTTTAATTTTCTTGATGTAAGAGAAAATACAACAAAGAAAGTGGGATATTATGATGATAGAAATGGTATATTTGTTCAACAAGAAGGAGACGGAACTGTTTCTGTTGTAAAAAGATCTTTTAATACTGGAATTGCCAGTGATACAGTTGTTAATCAGGTTAATTGGAATTTAGATCCTATGGATGGTACTGGTATTACCAGTATATCTTTGGACTTCACTAAAACACAGTTGTTTGCAACAGACTTTCAGTGGTTGGGTGTGGGTAGGATAAGATGTGGATTTGTTCTGGGTGGGAGAACTATATACTTCCACGAATTCAATCATTCAAATATTGAAGAACATGCATATTGGTCACTTCCATCACTTCCAATTAGATGTGAGATTGCTAATACAGGAGCTGCTGTTGGTATTACATCAATGGAACAAATCTGTTCCACTGTATTGAGTGAAGGTGGATATAAAGAAACAGGTGTTGAATTTGCAGCGTTTAATGGACCAATTACCTTATCAAGAAATACACAAAGCACATTTAGACAATGTGTAGGTGCTATTAGACTATCTAATACATTCAAAGGAATTCCAAATAGAACAACAGTTAGATTGACTGATATTGAAGTATTGAGTGCTTCCACAAGTTGTAGACTTGAGATTTGGAGATTACCAAGTAACGATAATATTACAGGTGGAACTTGGGAAAGTACTAACGATGATTCTGCAGTTGAATATAATGTTACAGCAGGAACTAATTTTACAACAACTGGTGGAGACTTGAAAAACGCATCATTACTTGCTGCAAATAATCCATCAGGAAAACAAGCATCATCCACAGTTGCGTTTGATCCAACCTCGGCTAAAAGATCTTATATTGCACAAAACATTGATGCCGATGATAGTAACATCTTTGCTATTATTGTAACAAATTTGTCTGATAATACTGATACAGATATTTACAATGCATTTCAGTGGAGAGAAACTAGGTAATTTTTATGAGTAATGATGTTTATTTAGGAAATCCGCTGCTGAAAAAGGCGAATACCGCGATTGAGTTTACACAAGAGAATATTGAAGAGTATATCAAATGTAAACAGGATCCGGTATACTTTGCAAATAATTATGTAAAGATTGTGACCTTGGACCATGGTCTTCAGCCATTCAAGACTTATGATTTCCAAGAAAAGTTAATCAATAATTTCCACGAGAACAGATTTAATATCTGTAAGATGCCTAGACAGACTGGTAAGTCAACCACCTGTGTGTCGTATCTACTTCATTATGCTATCTTTAATGATAGTGTCAACATTGGTATCCTGGCAAACAAAGCCACAACGGCAAGAGAACTATTAGCAAGACTGGCTACTGCATATGAGAACTTACCCAAGTGGATGCAACAGGGTATTCTTGTATGGAACAAAGGTAATATTGAATTAGAGAACGGTAGTAAGATACTTGCAGCTTCTACCTCAGCATCAGCTGTTCGAGGTATGTCTTTTAACATCCTCTTCTTGGACGAATTTGCATTCGTCCCAAATCATGTTGCTGATGCATTCTTTGCATCTGTTTATCCTACGATTACTTCTGGTAAATCAACGAAGGTAATTATTGTTTCTACCCCTCACGGGATGAACCACTTCTATCGAATGTGGCATGATGCAGAGAGGGCAAAGAACGAATATATTCCAACTGATGTTCACTGGTCAGAAGTTCCTGGTAGGGATGAAGTCTGGAAAGAACAGACAATCAAGAACACTTCTGAACAACAGTTCAAGATTGAGTTTGAGTGCGTTGGAGGTGATACATTGGTAGAAGTTGAGAAAGATGATGTTATCAGTAAGATGAGGATAGAGGATTTATACAATACAATGTGAGGGCAAATGTATAAAATAAACAACAATATAAAAGTAAAGACACCAACTGGATTTCAATCATTTAGTGGAATACAGAAAGTTTTCAAACCATTTTATCATTGGATTATTTTTGATGATGGAAGTGAGATAAAATGTTCTGATAATCATTCATTTGGGAGTGAAAAGATAAAGGCATCTTCTCTAAAACTTGATGATATTATTCAAGGAAAAAAAGTTGTATATAATGAAATAGTTGAGGAAGGAATATACTTATATGATTTATTGGACGTAGGGGAAGAAAACCTATACATTACCAATAAAATAGTTTCACATAATTGTGAATTCCTTGGGTCTGTTGATACATTGATTGCACCAAGTAAACTCAAAACTCTGGTGTATGATAATCCAATTCAAACAAGTGCAGGACTAGATGTTCATGTTGCACCAATTCCTGACCACGATTATATTGTAACTGTTGACGTTGCAAGAGGAGTAGGTAATGACTACTCTGCATTTATTATTACTGATATTACTACATTCCCACATAGAGTTGTGGCGAAGTATAGGAACAATGAAATCAAACCGATGTTGTTCCCTAACATCATTTTTCAGTTAGCAAAGAAATATAACAATGCATTTGTTCTTTGTGAGGTCAATGATATTGGAGACCAGGTTGCAAGTATTCTTCAATATGACTTGGAATATCAGAATGTTCTGATGTGTGCAATGAGGGGTAGGGCAGGACAAGTTGTAGGACAGGGTTTCTCTGGAACTAAAACCCAACTTGGTGTCAAGATGTCCAAGACTGTCAAAAAGATTGGGTCACTTAATCTTAAGACAATGATTGAAGAAGATAAACTTATCTTCAATGACTATGAGATTATTTCAGAACTGACTACATTTATCTCAAAGAGTAATTCATTTGAGGCAGAAGAAGGTTGTAATGATGACCTTGCAATGTGTCTAGTCATTTATGCATGGTTAGTTGCACAGGATTACTTTAAAGAACTAACTGACCAAGATGTTCGTAAGAGACTGTATGAAGAACAGAAGAACCAAATCGAACAAGACATGGCACCGTTTGGTTTTATGAATGATGGTTTAGATGAAGGAACCTTTGTAGATAATGAAGGAGATAGGTGGTATACCAAGAGTAATGAGTATGATGAGTATGGAACTGCTGCAGGTGGTTGGGAACTCTGGAACTACTAATGGACTTTGATGAGCAACTAGAACTGGGTCATTTACTTTTAAATGACAGGAGATGTAAAAGTTGTGGTGAGTTCAAAAATCTTGTAGACGATTTTTATAGGACAAGAAAGGATAGAGGAGCAGTTCCTTCTTCCTATTCATATGTCTGTAAAGAGTGTTTTATTGAGTATGTAAAGGAGAAGAAGAAAGATAGAACTCCGAAATCAAGGTGGGAATACCCTGATTGGTAGGGTTTACTTCCTGTTTACCCTATCAAAACCGGGATATTCATAAATATTTTTAGTTAAATGAGTAAAAAAGGAGAGAGAAAACATGGCTACTCCTCAACTATCTCCAGGAGTTTTAGTCAGGGAAGTTGACTTAACTGTTGGAAGAGCTGAGAACGTTCTTGACAACATTGGTGCAATTGCAGGACCCTTTTCATTGGGACCAGTAAATGAACCAATTACGATTGAGACACAGCAACAATTCCTTGATACTTTTGGTAAGCCAATTGGAACTGATAGACAGTACGAGTACTGGATGTCTGGAAATTCATTCCTCTCCTACGGTGGTATTTTAAAAGTTGTTAGAGTCGGTGGAGACACCCTTAATAATGGTAATGCCGGAACTCAACAAGCTTCGGAAGCTGTTAGAATTGATAATCTAGATGATTACGAACAGAATCATCAGACAGACTCCAGTTTCTACTGGGCAGCAAGAAATCCCGGTACATGGTCGAACAGTCTGAAAGTTTGTGTGATTGACAATCTATCAGATCAGATTATTAGTGTCGCTACTACTAATCCAGGTGCATCAGGATTTGTTGTTGGTTATGGTGTTTCTACACCAAAGGTTGGAACTACTATCCCAGGTAATGGTTCACTAATTCAGTTCAATGGCAACCTGAAGGGTATTATCACTGGAGTTACCACGGATGCAGTAAACGGAAATAGTTCGATTGAAGTTAAGGTACTTGCAAGGGTTAACCCGACTACAGAATCTACCACAAACATTGGTTTTACTACAATAAGTAGTATTGGAACAGCAGGTACAACAATACTTTCTGTCGATAGTACATCTGGTATTACTACAGGAACGATTTGTGTTACACAGAATAATAGTGGTATTGATGTTGTAAGTTTTGGTTCTTCTACAGTCACATTGTCCGTAGGTATTGCTCAATCTGCATTGGTTGGTACAGCTGTTACCTATCAAACACTGACATCGATTGCAGGAACTGAAACTCCGATTACTTATCAGAATTATAATCCAGCAAATTCATTCTCTGATGGTGATATACTCACTATCACTCCAGGAACTGGTGGAACCCCAACCACTTCTAGTACTTCTACAGTATCTGACTGGTACGATCAACAAACTCTTGGTCTTACAAATTCTATAGTTTACTGGAGAAATGTAGCACCAAGACCAGTATCCAACAGATTTGCAACTGAAAGATCTGGTGCAAACGATGCAATTCACGTAGTGGTTGTAGACGACAGTGGAGATGTTACCGGAGTTCAGGGTAATATTGTTGAAAGGTTTGTATCGTTGTCTAAGGCTTCTGATGCTACTGCTGATGGAGACAATCCTACTAGGACTTACTACAAGGACTTCATTGCAAACAATTCGAAGTTTGCTTTTGCTGGGTTTAACCCATCGAATGCACAAGATACTTATTGGAATACGATTCCAACAGCATCTGGTTTCTCGACTTCCTTCACACCTTATACAAATGCCGAAGGCCTTTGGGGTCAAGAAGCACAAGGTATTAGTTTCTCCTCACTGGGAAATGTAAGTTATACACTGACTGGTGGTGTTGACTATAGTGCCAATAAGGGTATGACTGCTGACCTTGCTGGTCTGTTACAAGGTTACAATCTATTTGCTAACAAAGATGAGATTGCTGTTGATTATCTAATCATGGGTCCTGGACTTGCGGTAGAAAATGAATCGCAAGCAAAAGCAAATCTTCTGATTTCTATTGCAGAACAGAGAAAGGATTGTATTGCGACTATCTCTCCACATAGAGCTAACGTTGTAAATGTAACCAATTCTACTACACAAACAGCAAACGTATTAGGTTTCTATTCACCTCTTCAATCATCGTCTTATGCGGTGTTTGATACAGGTTATAAGTACACTTACGATAGATTCAATAACGCATTCCGTTATATCCCAACTAATGGTGATATTGCTGGTTTGATGGTAAGAACTGCACTTAATGCGTATCCTTGGTTCTCACCTGCTGGTCTCCAGAGAGGTGTTCTGAACAATGCAGTTAAGATGGCATACAACCCATCCAAGAATCAAAGAGACGAACTCTATGGTGCTAGAGTTAACTCAATCATTAACCAAAGAGGTTCTGGTATTGCACTTTACGGTGACAAGACTGCTCTTGCTTATTCTTCGGCCTTCGATAGAATTAATGTAAGAAGATTGTTCTTGACTGTAGAACAAGCTCTTGAGGGAGCTGCGAATGACCAGTTGTTCGAACTCAATGACTCTAACACTAGAGCAAACTTTGTTAACATTGTCGAACCCTATTTGAGAGATGTTCAAGCTAAGAGAGGTGTTTACGATTTCAGAGTTATTTGTGACGAATCCAATAACACTCCAGATGTCATTGACAACAATGAGTTTAGAGCTGATATCTTCCTGAAGCCAACCAAGTCTATCAACTTCGTCACCTTGACGTTCGTTGCTACTAGAACTGGTGTTGACTTCGAAGAAGTAATTGGTACTGTTTGATTATATTAAATAACTACTAGGAGGATCAACTAATGGCAGAGACCAAATCACTTTCACAATTCAAATCCAGATTAGCGGGCGGTGGCGCCCGCCCCAATCTATTTGAAGTTTCAATTCCATCATTCCCATCGGCAATTTCTGATGCATGGGGTAGTGGCGACCAGTCGGAGAATGGAACATTTAAGTTCCTTTGTAAGGCTGCAGCCCTTCCTGCTTCAAATACACCTTCATTTAATGTACCTTTTAGAGGTAGACAATTGAAGGTTGCTGGAGACAGAACGTTCGATGCATGGGAAGTTACAATCATCAATGATGAGGATTTCCAACTTAGAACAGCGTTCGAAAGATGGGCAAACGTTATCAGTAAACTTGATGATGCAACTGGTGTTACCAACCCATCATCATACATGACCGACGCATATGTTCAACAACTCGGTAGAGGTGCTGAAAGATTTGTAACCACCAATGAAGGTGGTCAGTCCGCGGTTCTGAGGACGTATAAGTTCTTCGATATTTTCCCAACGAATATCAGTCAAATTGACCTTGCATATGGTAGTGGGGATCAGTTAGAAGAATTTACGGTATCATTCGATGTTCAATATTATACAATCGGTAACTCACTGGAGTCTTCTGGTAGTGGTGCTGGTGAAGTTTTGATTGAATGATAAATAACTAGGAGATACACTTCTAGTAAATATATTGCAATGGCGAGACTATTTGGTTACTCAATTGAAGATACCGAAAAAACACCGCCTGGCGTAGTATCTCCGATTCCACCCAATAATCAGGATGGATCGGAGAACTATGTCAGTAGTGGTTTTTTTGGTAGCTACGTAGATATTGAAGGGGTATATAAAAATGAGACTGATCTAATCAGACGATATCGTCAGATGGCACTCTATCCAGAATGTGATAGTGCAATTGAAGACATTGTAAATGAAGCAATTGTTTCAGATACAAATGATACTCCAGTATCAATCGAACTGTCCAATCTAAGTGCAAGTGATAATATCAAGAAAAAGGTAAGAGAAGAGTTTAGATATATTCTCGAACTTCTTGACTTTGATAAGAAGGCACACGAAATCTTTAGGAATTGGTATATTGACGGAAGACTTTACTACAATAAAGTCATTGACCAAAAGAAACCACAAGAGGGTATTCAAGAACTGAGGTATATTGACTCAGCCAAAATGCGTTATGTTCGTAAGTTGAAGAAGAAAGGTCCTGATAGTGTTCAGACCGCACAAACCGCATTTACAAATTCTAACGAAACTGCATACGATTTTCCAGAGATAGAAGAGTTCTTCATCTATACTCCAGATGCTCGTACTGGTAATGGGTACGGTGGTAATCCACAGAAGGGAGTCAAGATGACTCGTGATTCTGTTACCTATTGCACCTCTGGTCTGGTAGATAGAAACAAAGGACTTACATTGTCCTGGATGCATAAGGCAATCAAACCACTCAATCAGTTGATGATGATTGAGGACTCACTGGTTATCTATCGTCTATCAAGAGCACCCGAACGCAGAATCTTCTACATTGACGTTGGCAATCTTCCCAAGCAGAAAGCAGAACAGTATCTGCGTGATGTCATGATGCGTTATAGAAACAAGTTAGTCTATGATGCAAACACTGGTGAACTTCGTGATGATAAGAAGTTCATGTCTATGATGGAAGACTTCTGGCTGCCTCGTAGAGAAGGTGGTCGTGGTACTGAAATTACTACACTTCCTGGTGGTCAGAACCTTGGTGAAATTACTGACATCAACTACTTCCAGAGAAAGCTTTATAGAGCATTGAATGTTCCTGAGACCAGAATTGAAGGTGAAGGTTCTGGTATGTCACTGGGTCGTTCTTCAGAAATCTTGAGGGACGAAGTTAAGTTCTCCAAGTTTGTTGGAAGAATGAGGAAGAGATTCTCTGATATGTTTAACGACATGTTGAGAACTCAACTTATATTGAAGAACATTGTGACTCCTGAAGATTGGGAGTACATGGCAGACCATATTCAATATGACTTCCTGTATGACAATCACTTTGCAGAACTTAAAAATGCAGAGTTGATGACAGAGAGAATCAACCTGGCAACACTGATGGAACCATATATTGGTAAGTATTACTCTTCTGAGTATGTAAGAAGAAATATCTTCCGTCAGACTGATGATGAGATTATTGAGCAGGATACGTTGATTGAAAAAGAGATTGAGAATGGTATCATTCCCGATCCTAATGCAATTGCAATGGATCCTGAAATGGGTGGTGCACCAGGAATGGGTGGTGCAATTCCACCTGATATGGGTGGTGGTGATGCAATTCAATCACCAGAAGTACCCAAAGATCCAGCGGCTCCAAAAAACCCAGCCGGTGGTGTAATCTAAATAACTTTTAACGTAATTATTAATTCACATGGATGACCTTATGGACATGCTCGTCAAAGATGACGAGTCTGCATCACAAATCAGTGATAAAATCAAAGACATTTTGTTTGCAAAGAGTGCGGAACAGATTGAAATTGTTAGACCAAACGTTGCTGCATCAATTTTTGATGAGTCAGTTTCTGATGAAGAAATTGAATCTGAGACAGAAGTATACCCTTCTGAAGAAGAGTAATACTAAATACTTTATAAGTAACTATTGTAATTTAAAATAATGGGCGCATTACGACCAGTAGGAATCAATACTACTTTAGCAACTAGTAATTCTTCAGCTCAAACAGCAGCAATTGCACAGCAATCTGATACTCTCAGAGTCGTAGCAATAGGAACAGGAATTCACGTTGCATATGGTAATAATCCAACTGCAACTACTTCAGACTTCTTTGTATCTACAACGGATACTTCAGAGATTTCACTTGGACCTGTAGCTTCTCAAAGAGTTGTTGCATATACCAAAGGAACTACTACAACTCTAGATTTCCCTGAAGGGACTGGATGTCCTTTTGGTGTAGGAGAAGCTGTATCGTTGACTGTTACTGGTCAAGCTGCATTTGATTTTACACATCAAAACGTTCTATCAGTGAATAATACTGCCGGTGTTGGTGGATTTTTTGGTACAAGATGTGTTATTGATTATAACTCATCATCTGTTATTGGAGACTTTACTTCTAACTACGCAACATTGAGAAGGTCAATTAAGGTAGCTGCGGTTACTACATCTGGAACTGGCACAGCTCAAATCCAACAAGTACAAACATCCTGAAGATCCATGCAACTTATCAGAGAAGAAATCGAAACAGTTGATTTTATCGTCGAAGAAAAGAACGGTAAAAAGAGTATGTTCATTGAAGGTATCTTCCTTCAAGGTGACATCTGTAATCGTAATGGAAGAATGTATCAGATGGAGGGCTTGAGAAAGGAAGTCCAACGATACACAGAAAACCATATTGAGTGTGGAAGGGCCCTTGGGGAACTTGGACACCCAGATGGTCCAACAGTTAACTTGGATCGTGTCAGTCACAAAATTGTTTCACTCAAAGAAAGTGGAACAAACTTCATTGGTAAGGCCAAGATCCTCTCAACCCCAATGGGTCAGATTGCACAATCACTTATTGGTGAAGGTGTCAAACTGGGGGTTTCTTCTAGAGGCATCGGATCACTGACTAAAACTAGAGATGGTATCAACGTTGTTGGTTCCGACTTTATGTTGGCCACTGCTGCTGATATTGTAGCAGACCCTTCTGCACCTGATGCTTTCGTTGAAGGTATCATGGAAGGTAAGGAATGGATCTGGGATGGTGGCATCCTTAGAGAACAACAAGCCGCCAAAACTTACAAGCATATTAATACTCTTGTCACACAAAAACAATTGGACGAACAGAAACTTAATCTGTTTAACGATTTTTTAAACAATCTGTGATAAGAATAACAAATTATAAATAAATATAGATTATACATAGGTTAATCGGAGTAAGTTCAAATGTCTCGTGGAGATTTACAAGAAATGGAGCAATCTAAGACTGCTGTGAATGCGAACGCAAAACCTGCTGAGGGTATGCCGAAGCTTTCAAATCCTGGCGAAGGGTTGTCTGGTTCATACGAAGATCTTGGTGGTCCTACCCCTGAGAACTATACCAATGACCCTGACGGTCCTGCAAAGCTCAAAGAGCCTACGATTAAAACAGTTAACGATGTAGTTAATTCAAAAGCTGCTAAAGCTGATGCAATGAAGAAAATGGCTAAAGAAGAAATCGAATCTGTAGAAGAAGAAGTTCTTGAAGAAGAAGAGATTGTTTCTGAAGACGAAGGCATTGACATTGAAGAAGATGTAAACGCACTTCTCGGTGGCGAAGAGCTCTCCGAAGAATTCAAAGAAAAGGCTAAGGTCATCTTTGAAGCCGCATTAACCTCAAAAATCAAAGAAATCCAGGAAACCCTGGAAGTTCAGTTTGAAGTCAAACTGGACGAAGAAAGAGAAACCCTTAAAGAATCTCTTACTGAAAGAGTTGACTCTTATCTTGAGTACGTCTGCGAAGAGTGGATGAAAGAGAATGAGTTGGCAATCGAACATGGTCTCAAGACCGAAATGACAGAATCCTTCCTCTCTGGAATGAAGGGTCTATTTGAAGAACATTATGTAACTATCCCTGAAGAGAAATATGATGTTCTTGAGAGCATGGTAGACAAACTTGATGATATGGAGACAAAACTCAACGAGCAAATCGATAAGAATATCGGCCTGAACAAGCGTCTTGCCGAATCAGTTTCTGATAATATTCTTGATAACGTTTCTGAAGGCCTTGCCGCTACACAGAAAGAGAAGCTCGCTTCACTAGCTGAAAGTATTGAGTTTGAAAGTGAAGAAGAATATCGTGAAAAGCTGGAAACTCTGAAGGAGTCATACTTCTCTAGAACTCCAACTACAAAATCTGAAGCTCCCCAAACCCTTTCTGAAGGAGTTGATTCAACTCCTGCTCCTGTTGGTTCCAGCATGGAAGCATATCTCAGAACATTGGGTGCATTCAAAAGCTGAATTTAACATTCATTCAAACAAAACTAACTATTAGGTAAAAGCAAATGTTTCAATCTGAACATCTGCAGGAAAAGTGGAGTCCACTTCTCGACTATGAAGGCCTTGATCCAATCAAGGATTCACACCGTAGAAGCGTAACCGCAGTCCTGCTCGAGAACCAAGAAAAATTCCTCCGTGAGGAAGCAGCATTCAGTCAGGGTATCAACCTGATGGAATCCCCCACTAACTCTGCAGGTAGTAACCCTGCTGGTTTCAGTGGTAGTGCAGCCGCAGCTGGTCCTGTTGCTGGTTTCGACCCCGTACTGATCTCCTTGATCAGACGTTCAATGCCTAACCTGGTCGCATATGACTTGGCTGGTGTTCAACCAATGAACGGTCCTACCGGACTTATCTTCGCAATGCGTTCTCGTTACGAGAATCAGAGTGGTACAGAAGCTCTGTTCGACGAGGCAAATACAGCATTCTCTGGTCAGGATGACGGTTTCAACCTAGAAGGTGGTTTCTCCGATGGTCCTGTCGGTTTTGGTACCACTGCACAAAATGGTGCTAACCCTTCTGTACTGAACCCCGTTGGTACTGCAACCACGAACCCCTCACCATATAATGTTGGTCAGGGAATGCAGACTGGTGATGCTGAGAATCTCGGCACTGGTACCGGTGATCAGTTCAACCAGATGGCCTTCTCGATTGAGAAAGTCACTGTAACTGCCAAGTCTAGAGCACTCAAGGCTGAGTACTCCTTGGAACTGGCACAAGACCTTAAGGCTATTCATGGTCTGAATGCAGAAGCCGAACTGGCTAACATCCTCTCTACTGAAATCCTTGCGGAAATCAACAGAGAAGTTATCCGTACCATCTACAAAATTGCTGAGCAAGGTGCTGTCACCAATACAGCTACTGCTGGTATTTTCGACCTTGACGTTGACTCTAACGGTCGTTGGTCTGTTGAGAAGTTCAAAGGTCTTCTGTTCCAAATCGAGAGAGACGCTAACGCGATTGCTCAAAGAACTCGTAGAGGAAAGGGCAACATGGTTCTGTGTTCCGCAGACGTTGCTTCCGCACTGACCATGGCTGGTATCCTTGATTACACCCCAGCACTCAACGCTAACTTGAACGTTGATGACACCGGTAACACCTTTGCTGGTACAATTAACGGCAAGTTCCGTGTCTACATCGACCCCTATTCTGCTAACCTCACCTCTGCTAATGCATCTGGTGGTAACCAGTACTATGTCGTTGGTTATAAGGGTTCTTCACCTTATGACGCAGGTCTATTCTACTGCCCATACGTTCCTCTTCAGATGGTTCGTGCAGTTGGAGAGAACACCTTCCAGCCCAAAATCGGCTTTAAGACGCGTTATGGTATGGTTGCAAACCCATTTGCAGAAGGCACTACAGTCGGTCTTGGCCGTCTCCGCCTCAACTCCAACCGTTACTACAGACGCGTTGCAGTCAGAAACTTAATGTAAGCTTCGGCTTCATCAGTTTATCAAGACCCCTTTACAGGGGTCTTTTTTTATGGGTTTTTTCTAAATAGGATTATCACTAAAATTACACCATGAAAATTCTAAAATGGTTTGCAGGAGGAGTTGGTGTTATTATTGTAGTAGGGCATCTGGGTATTGTTGGCCATCTACTCAATAAAGAAGGACCTAAAGTAGTTAAGACAGAAACTCCAAGGATTGACTATCCTCCTGTAGGTGATTATTCATCTTATACTGTAAAAGTAAATCCAGATGGAAGTTATAGTGTAGATTATAAGAGACATGATCCTACAGTTCTAGGTTCTGACACATATGTCGATAAATCTAACGGAGTATTTGGTATTGGTGGTAGATCAACGACTACAAGAAGTAGACAATATGTTCCTGGTACTCAATCTGAGACTCATACAGGAGTAGATGGCGAGGGAAAGCCTGTAAGATCGGAAGAGTGTATCAAGGCGGAAGGTGGAGGAGAGTCAAGCGGTGCTCTGGTGGGAGCTAGTGTCGCCACTAGTATAGTACCATTAGTTACAAATATTCCTTATATTGGATTCTTAGCATCTGGTTGGTTACTTATGTTGGGTCAAGATGTAGGTTCATCTGTCGGTAGTGAAATAGCATCAACAATAAAGGGTTGTTGATAAATAGTATATAAGATGTTATGTTGTTAAAATCAAATAATAAATGACAAACTCATTCGCAGGACAAGTTACCGATAGAAACTTTCTACAGGCTACTGGATTTAGATTTTCAGTAGCAAGAGCTGATAAGGTTGGTTTTTTCGGTAACGCAATTAATGTTCCTGGATTTACACTCGGTTCTCCAGATCAACCTAGTTATCTCAAGATGATACCTAGAGTTGGTGATATCTTAGATTTTAATGATTTAAGAATAAGATTTTTGATCGATCAAAATCTTGAGAACTATATGCAAATCCAAAACTGGATGAGGGGTCTTGGGTTTCCAGATAGTCTAGATGAGATTTATAAGTTTCAAAACTCTTGGGATGTACCTAAAGAAGAACGAAGTGAGATTAACTTAACTTCTGATGGAACTCTGACGATACTCAGTGCAATAAATACACCACTGTTTGTAGTCAAATTCTTAGACATGTTTCCGACTAGTCTTTCTGACATCAGATTTGACTCAACATTGACTGATGTGGAATACTTGACAGCTGATGTCACTTTCAAGTATCTTAACTATACTATAGAACCATTTGATTGTTGTTAAATGATTGACTTGACTGGAATCCAAGAGATGTGGGAAAAGGATTCTAAAATTGATATTGATAACTTACATACAGAATCCATAAACATTCCCGTTTTACACGCAAAATATTATGACATATATAATAACCTTATGTTACTAAGGAAAAAAGCAGAACAACAGAAGAAGAATATTCGTCACGAAAGATATGAATTTTATTCAGGTAAGGCAGATCCCGATGTTTATATCGAAACTCCTTTTCCCAAAAAGATCCGAGATAAAGACACTCTTCAAAAATATCTTGACGCAGATGAGAAACTCTCAGGAGTTTCGTTGAAGATTGACTACTACGAAGTTATGCTCAAATATATAGAAGAAATTTTAAAACAGATAAGTAATAGAACATATCAAATTAAAAATAGTATAGATTTT